TAGTGCTTTATCTCTTTTAATACCTTCTGCTGCTTGAACCTCTTTTGTCTTGTCAATCATGTTGACTTTATCGAACATATCGAAGAGTTCTATTGCGTAATCAGGTCGATAATCACTATCTGCTTTTTTAAACATTTCAGTTCGTATTGCCGATTCACCTACCCATTTTTGAAAATCATCAGTAGCAACTTTTGTTTTCCAATCTGGATATGCTTTCTCTAAAACACTTACTTGATGTTGTTGTGCCTGGATTGTTCGTTCTTTTCTTGCTTCAATTAATTCTGGATGGTTTTCTATAGCTTTATTTACTGCATCCGCAGGGTCACTATAAAAATCTTGTTCAAAATTAACTGCTTCTTCTAGTGGTGAAATAGCTTCGGCTGCTTTTTTTGCATCTTGTAAAGTTTGTATTAATGCTCGCTGTTCGCCTAACTCTGTGTTTTGCGTAGCTTGCATTTTTTCAAAATTTTGATGCATCTCTATTAAATCTTCAGTTGTTTTCCCAGCATACTTCTCAGGAATAATAGATTCAGGTTGTTGGGTTTCCCCAGCCTGTAAATCTTGGGTTGTATCTTCTGTAAATTGTTCCTGGATGTCTGTTATTGGTGCTGCATCTAAAGGTGCAGTGTCTACTACTATACTCATTTGTGGTCTCCGCCCAGTAGGGTTATGAAGTTATGTAAATTTTGGAGTCTTAAAAAGAGTTACTCTTCTTGAGATTGTTCCAAAGTGATTTCAGTTGTGTTCTCAAGCGTTAATAAAAACCGAATAATTGACAACTGCCCTTTCGCCTCGAAAAGGTCTTTCTCATCAGACATTGTGTCGATATCTACTACATTAGTCTGTATGTTTTTTAATTCAGCAACAAGATCAAGCCATCCATCTGACTCCATCATTGCTAATCTATCTTCTATAAACTGTACATCTGTTTTTGCCATAGAAGGTTTTTAATTATTGAAAGTTTCCGTTTATAACTGTTTTTGTTCCAGCTTCTCTAGCTTTAGCTAGGTTTAATATAGTTTCAGATTGTAAATGATCTACTTCTGGTATGTTACGAGCAGTTTCACTTCTTCTGTTTTCAATATCGGCAGCAGTTTTTTCTAAGCCTATAGCATCTTTTTGAAGTTGCAGTATCTTAGCTTGTATGTCCATTTCATTTGGTTGATTAGACATAGCCTCAGATTGCCATTTAATTGCTTTAGCTTTTTCTTCTTCTGCTTCAGCTAATGTCTTTTGAATGTTTGCTTGGAGTTGCTGCATTTCTAATTGCATGTGTGCATCTTCCATTTGTTGTGCTTCTTCATCAGGCTCATCGCCTTGCATAAGCGCATTAACAATTTGATCTCTATTGTGCATAGAAGAATTTTGAAATGTTGCTAACAAAATAACATTAAACGCAGGTGAGTCTTTAGGAACAGCTTGTAACATTTGCACCATTTGCTGCATTTCTAACTCTTTAGCCATAATGCCCATTGTTGAGTAAGGCACAAATTTATAATCAGTAACAGGGTAGCGGTCTACATCAAATTGTATCTTTCTCCACATTGATTTGTTAATCATAGGGATAAGAAAGGTATTTTGAAAATTCATTAATGTGCGTTTTTGCCTTTTGATAGCTGCAGACTGCATCATAGACATACCACTAGCTGTATCATTACCTGAACTGCCAGTATCAGTGCTTCCTGTACCCATTTGAATCATGTTTTGCAGCGATGTTACCTGCATAAATGTTGACTGATCGGTTTGACCCATGTCTAAAGGCATAATAGCTTCTCTAGGAGAGCCATTAGTTAGTATTGTTTTACCTGGGCGGACTTCAAATTTAATACCTCGTGGCAATCGAGTTGCATCAGCAGCCATCATTGGCGTTGTAGTTAAAGCCAAAGAGTCAATTCTTGCTCTCATTTCTGCATCTAATGCTTTTTGTGGGTTGTAGCCTTTTTCACAAACGCCTCTACCCCAAAACTTGTTTGGTACGCAGTCATGTTGATAAGAAACAAAAGGGCGGTCTACCATCATAAAAGCGTTCTCTTCTACTCGTAAAATGTATTCATCATTTACTATAGTTACTACAGCTTCTACTAATTCATCTGATTTATTGTATTCAAAGTCATCTTTATCTGCTTTTGCCTTTAAAAAACGCTTTGGAACTTTACCCCAATATTCTGTAATCTTTACGGAGTCTGATTCGTCTTGACTTCTAATTTCTGGATCGTAAGAAAATCTTGCTGTTTGATAATCTCCATCAAGAGGTACATCTCTGTATATACCAGAGCGCATACCTTCAATAACATGGTATCTAGGTTTAATAACTTCATGGGCAACACCTAAAGCCTCGTTAATACTGTTAGCAGAAGGGTCAATAAGAAATTCTTTTGGACTAATTGGTTCAATGCGAACATCTATAGAAGGGATTTCCACTAACTGACGAGTGGTGGTAAGAGTACCTGCGACTGGTACTTCAGAGGGGGAGCGTTCAATCGTTTGATCGACAACTATTTTACCTATCCCTGTTCCATAGACTGCCCCATTAAGAAAGATTTCACAGATAGCGTCTTTACAGCCAGTCTTTTCCAAATCTTCCTGTAACAAGTTGCGAATATACTCTGCTTCTGACGGATCTTCATCTAACATATCATCTTTTATGTCAAACCACTTACCACGACCAAAAGTTGCTTCTTCAAGTTCTGACACACTTGACTCAACAGCTTGTTGTAGAGCAGGTGCTATAATTCTTGATTTTTCTGACTGCCTAGTTTTATCTTCGGCTGCCCATATGCCTCTCCACAGGCGATAATATTCATCCCATTGAGGCGTGTAGTTTATATCTCTGTGAGTGCGCCATCCGTCTAGTCGATAATTGAGCCAACTAGCTAAAGCCTGGTATTTATGTTCTTTATTATCCATAAGGGTTCATCAATAATATCCTTTAGAAAAGTTTTGCTATATTATACCATAAAAAGGGGTTTCTATTAGGGTTACTAGAGCATTTGTAGAATATTATTCTACGATTAATGATATTGACGAGGTTTTTTTTCTACATTAATAAAACCATCAATAAACATCTTGCAAATTGTCATGTCAACCATCTCAGAATTAGAGTAAGCGCCAAATTCCATATCTTCTATCATATTGGCAAGTATTTGACAGGCACATTCGTATCGCTCTTGTAAGTTTTCTTGTGTTTCAGAGTAAACAAGTATTTCATTGATCTCTTCTTCACTCATTTGTTCAAAATCTATTTCATCTTCCATATTAATATCCTGATATCGCATCCATTGGACTCCAATCTTCTTCTAACTCAACTGTGTGTGCAAAATCAGCAACCGATACTTGGTCTATGTAAGCTAGGGCATCTAGTAAATCATCATGTGCAAGCCTATTAGGAAAATCCATCATTTGGTTGCTAAACGCTTTCCAATCTTTGTCTGGGTTAAAAGTTACTTGACCATGTTCCATTCTTCCTTGCAAAGCCCAAGTAATTCTGTCGTTCTTTCTTTTACCACCATGTCTAAGCTCTGCAATACTGACCCATTGACCTTCCGTTCTCATTTCATCTTCAAGGTAAGGCAAGATAGCGTTTCTTAAAGCACCTGTTTCTATGCCTACTGTAGTTGCTTCTACTAAAATAGCTGACTTTAATATCTTCTTAGCAGTATCTTTAATGTTCCATCTGCCATGTAAGATGTCTTTAACCCACCACTTATCACGATCAATCTTTACAATAGCAATAGCAGTTTCATCCAGTCTTGACCTTTTAAGATTCCTTTCTTTCTCTACTTCTTCATAACCTGCTGGGTCAACAGCAATAACAAAGTTACCTTCTTCTGGCTCGTCATCAACTTTAAACCATTCCTCTTTAAATATACCACCTGATCCTGTTTCAAAAGAAGCCTCAAACTCTTGCCTAAAAGACATAGAGGACATTGTTTTTCTAGATGCCTCAATCTCTTCTGGCGGTAAATACGGATTATCCGTTGAGTTAAACTGAAACGCTTCCCAGTCATCATCTTCCAAAGCATCTTTATATAAATCAAAGAAATGATTTTTTCCTGCTGGCGTACCAATAAAGAAAGCCTCACCTTTAACATCTGCAAGAGTAGGTCTTATTATCTGTTCCCACACTACAGGTTTCATAGAAGCATATTCATCTAGCACAACATATGCCAAACCTACGCCTCTTAGTGTTTCTGGTCGGTCTGATCCCTTGAGGTATATCTTCCTGCCATTAACTAAAGTAAGCACCGCAGTATTCTCATGCGCCTGGGCAATTAAATCTCGACCTAGTTCCTTTAGCATGTGCCACATTATGTCTTTAGCTTGCTGAAAGGTTGGCGCTATGTAAAACACATCTTTACTTTCAGACTGAATAGCTTTAATAAGTAATAACCAAGCAGAGAGGTAGGACTTTCCAAATCTACGACCAGCAGCTACTATCTTAAAGCGTTTGTCCGAATGGAATATTTCCAGTTGAGCAGGGTGCAGGTCTAGGTTTAACTCAGGCATCTTCTTCCGTATAGTCTAAATGATACTTAGCCATATCAATAATAGAGGAGTAGCACCACTCACAGAAAGTTACAGGAATAATACCAAAGTAGCCTTGTGTACCACCGCAATCTGCATCGTAATCACCATCACACAAAGAGCAAGTATCACCAGGTGTTAACAAATCTTTATTTGACAAATTTATCCGCCATAGGAGAAGTATCTATAGAAACAATTACTTCATCATCACTTTTTTCTTCAGGATCAATAAGTTCAGCTTCATCAAAGGTACTAGCTTTTTTTTCAATAGACTCTATAGAAGC